TGATTGGATTTGAATTTCCTAAAGATAAAAACACATATGATGTATTAGGCCAATTGTTAGGAGTAACACAACAAGAGGCTAAAGAATTAACATTTAAACAGTTATATGGTGGTGTTTGGAATGAATATCAGCATAAACCATTCTTTAAGGATGTAAATATGTTTATTGATGATATGTGGGACACGTACCAATATGGAAATTATTATGAGACGGAAAATAGAATATTTATACCCGACGCAGACATAACTCAAGCTAAGCTATTCAATTATATAGTGCAGAGTAAAGAAACGTCAACCAACGTTGAATTGTTAGAAAAGGTACTTGATTATTTAAAAGGTAAAAAAACCAAAATAGTATTATACACGTATGACGCGTTTCTATTTGATTATAGCAAAGAAGACGGCGACATATTGCAAGATATAGTAAATATACTGGAATATCCGGTAACTATCAAGCAAGGTAATACATATCATGGTTTAACTAAAATATAAATATTTATGACAGACAATATATTTTTCGATTTGAACAAGCTATTCTGCACATTTACTACTCCAGACGAATTAGATACGGTTCTTGCCGATATCAATCGCCGATATACAATATTGTATAATAAAATATTCATTCTTGAGTCACCTCAAAGCAAAGAATTAATATGTACATACAACATTGATATGGGCAATACGGCTGATGCTCCTCTACCTAATACAATATTACTTCACCGCAAGAAGGAATCAAATACATTATATACAATTAATGCTCTCAATGCATTAATTAGAGAATTAAACAATGGTATGTTAGATACTAGGTTTATTATTAATTGGTCTGATTATAAAAATTGTATATTACTTAACAACGGTCCTGAATTGCGCCGTTTAGACACTGCTATTTATAAAATCATAGATCTTAATAAATAATGGCAACATACACTGCAACACAACTTTATGGTACTGGATCTATTGGTGAGAATCTATCTGGGTTAAAGACATTTACATTTACTAATCCAGGCGATTCATCATATTTTACTTTGGAAACTATTCCAAATGCAACTGGTTCATATGCTGGTGCCCCTACTAATGCTTTAGGAACATGGGTTGTGTCTGCATCAATGGGTTTTGTATCATCCTCATATGTTGCTTCGGTTGTAGTACAACCTGGTTCATCTGCTTTAACCTTTACTCCTACCTCTGCTGTTACTGGTACAACATATCGTTTAAGAGGAACTGGAACTTATAGTTTGACTATTGCTTAAGATCGTTTGGCGGTCTAAATAAGGGTTAGTATATTTAATTCTAAAATAAATAAGTTATGGATTTAAACATCGCAAAACAGAAGCTTGCTGCTTCACAAAACAAAGGTGGTCAACAACGCGAGCGTATTGATTACACCAAAATTTTCTTTAAACCTAAAGCTGGTAAGTACCAAGTACGTATTCTACCAAGCAAATTCGACAAATCATGGCCTATCCGTGAAGTACAATTCCACTATGGATTTGCTAAAGGACCAATCTTGTCATTGACAAACTGGAATGAGGCTGATCCGATTGCTGACTTTGCAAAACAACTTCGCAAATCCGGCGATAAGGAAGATTGGCAATTGGCAAACAAAATCTCCCCTAAATCACGTTTCTTTGCAGCTGTAATCGTACGTGGTGAAGAGCATTTGGGTGCTCGTTTGTGGGAATTTGGTAAATTGACTCATGATCAACTTCTCGGTATTGCTGCTGATGATGATTATGGTGATTTTACAGACATCACAGATGGTAGAGATTTCACAATTGAGGCAACTGAAGACGTCATTGCTGGTAGGAAAGGTATTAAGTGTAATCTTCGTATTAAACCTAAAACCACTCCAATCTCAGAAGATGGTGCTTTAGTAACTAAATTGCTCGAAGAACAACCAGACATCTTGGGTATTAATCGTAAGTATTCTTATGATCAACTTAAGGATGTATTGGCTAAATGGTTGAATCCTGAAGAAGAACCTGCTGCAACTGAAGCTCCAATCGCATCAAAAGATGAGGACGAAGATGATTTCATTACTGAAATTAACAAACCAGTAACACCAGCTTACTCACTCGAAACGCCTGCTGCTAAAACTAGCAACGCAGATAAATTTAATGACCTATTTAACGATTAATAATGGCAAAAAGTAAAGACAGTTTAACGTCAGTAGTATCTGAATCACTTAAAAAGTCTTTTGACATTGATGCCTTTAAGAAATCCAAATTTCTAGATCAAGCATCAAAGTTTAAAAAGCAAAGATGGATTCCATTTTCATCTGCTGTAGCTGATGCTCTATCCATTCCTGGAATTCCAATGGGACATGTTTCCATTGCCCGTGGAGGATCTGATACCGGAAAAACCACATTGATGATTGAGACAGCAGTAGCTGCTCAGAAGATGGGCGTATTGCCCGTCTTCATCATCACTGAGATGAAATGGGATTTCGATCATGCTCAAAAAATGGGATTTCAACTCGAAGCAGTTCCAGATGAGGAATCAGGTGAAGTAGTGAATTATAAAGGATTCTTCCTATATGTTGATAGATCATCTCTCAATACAATTGAAGATGTATCTGCCTTCATCGCAGATATCCTCAGCGAACAATCAAAAGGTAAACTACCATATGATCTATTGTTCCTCTGGGATTCAGTAGGATCCATTCCATGCGATATGAGTGTTAAACAAAATAACAACAATCCAATGTGGAATGCAGGAGCAATGGCTACGCAGTTTGGTAATTTCATCAATCAGAAGTTCCCAATGTCTCGTAAGGAAACATACCCATATACAAATACATTCTTTGTAATTAATAAAACAGGTGTACAACCAGCACTTACTCCTATGAGTCAACCTCGTATGACAAATAAAGGTGGTAATGCAATGTATTGGGATGCTTCAATTGTGATTACATTCGGTAACGTAACTAACAGCGGTACTTCTAAAATCCATGCACAACATAAGGGTAAAAAAGTAGAATTCGCTAAACGTACCAAAATATCGATTGATAAAATCCATGCTGATTGTGGAGTAGCAACTACATCAACTGTAATTGTAACACCTCATGGTTTTATTCCTGATGATAAGGATGAAGAGAAAGCATACAAGGCAGCTCATGCACCTGAATGGTTTGGAACTAACGTCAATGTGGATGAAATCCAAATTACAGAAGATAATAGCGAATGGGAAGAAAGTAGAAGTATATCTCCGATGATAGAAATAGACAACGATGAGGTAGAAGTTAAATAAACAAAATGAAGAGTAAATATGAACAATTACTCTCCAATGTACAACCAGACTTTCGCAAAGAACTAAGTTCGATTTTAATCATAGACGGCCTCAATACATTTTTGAGGTCGTTTACTATGATTAATCATTTAAATCCTGATGGTCATCATATTGGAGGCCTTACAGGATTTCTTAAATCTATCGGTTATGCTATACGCATGTCTGATCCAACTAAAGTGGTTGTAATATTTGATGGTATTGGAGGGTCAAACGCAAGACGAAATTTATATCCTGAATATAAGGCAAACCGTAATTCTAGCCGTATAACTAATCACAATATATTCTCATCTAAAGATGAGGAGAGTGAAAGTATTAATAATCAAATATCACGTTTGGTTCAATACTTACAGTGCTTACCTATTACAGTTATTAGCATTGATGGTTTAGAGGCAGATGACATTATTGGCTATTTAGCTAATAAATTTCAAGCACATGATGAAACCCAAAAGGTAACTATTATGTCTGCTGATAAAGACTTCCTACAATTAGTATCAGATAAAGTTCATTGCTATTCTCCTACTAAAAAGAAAATATATACTCCAAAAGATGTATTAGAAGAATTTGGTGTTAGTAGTAGTAATTTTCTCAACTATAAAATACTAATGGGAGATACATCTGATAATATTCCTGGTATTACTGGTTTAGGTCCTAAAAAGCTAATTAAGTTATTCCCTGAATTAACAAGTAATACCAAAGTAGAATTAGATGAAATCATCAGCACATCAGCAGATAAAGTAGATGAAAATAAACTATATCTGTCGGTTGTAGAAAGAAGACGTCAACTATTAATTAATCAACAGCTGATGTCTTTGAATGGTAGTTTCTTATCACCAGAGAATAAACAATTAGTTAAAGACGCATTTAATAATTCATATGAATTGAATATACCTATATTCTTGCAGTTATATCACAATGATAAATTAGGTGAAAGTATTCCTAATACATCATCGTGGTTAACTCAATTATTTGGTTATCCAAATTCTTTCAAATAAATTTAGGTTATGACAACATTAAGTAAATTAAATCAGTACGGACCGGTATTCCAAGTAAAAGTATTAGGAGCTCTACTAACACAACGACAATTTCTAATCAACATCATTGATTCGCTTGATTCAGAATATTTCGAATCATCAGCACACAAGTGGGTTGTAGAGTACATTCAAAAATACTTTGCACAGTATCATACTACACCAACAGTAGAAACACTATCAATTGAGGTAAAGAAACTAGAGAATGAAGTATTAAGAATATCAATTGTAGAAGCACTTAAAGAAGCCTATAAAATGGCTGATCAAAGTGATCTAGAATGGGTTGAATCTGAATTTAGCTCATTTTGTAGAAACCAACAAGTAAAATCAGCTATTCTTAATTCAGTACAGTTACTTGAAGTAAATGATTTTGATAGTATCCTTCAATTAATCAGCAAAGCTGTAAAATCAGGTGAAGATAAAACAATCGGTCTTGATTATAATTTAGATATTGAAGCTAGGTATCGTGAAGATGATAGAAACACAATACCATTCCCGTGGCCTGTATTTAATGAAATGACACAAGGTGGATATGGTAAAGGTGATCTAGTACTAGTGTTCGGTAATCCTGGTGGTGGTAAGTCATGGGCTGTAGCTGCTATGGGTGCTTATGCTGCATCATTAGGCTTTAATGTAGTGCATTATTCACTTGAATTAGGTGAAGGATATGTAGGTAAACGCTACGATGCTATATTCTCTGGTATTGATGTAGATAAACTAAAAGACCATCGTAAAGAAGTAGATGAAATAGTAGGTAAAGTTAAAGGTAAAGTAATTATTAAAGAATACCCACCTAAAAGAGCATCATTTGATACGATAGAAGCACACCTCCAGCAGTTAGAACATCAAAACGATTTTAAACCGGATATGATCATTATAGACTACCTAGACTATATGCGTACTAAAGGTAGAAAAGATCGTAAAGATGAAATCGATGATGTTTATGTTGCTGCTAAAGCATTCGGTAAAGAACGTGGTATACCCATTATATCACCATCACAAGCAAATCGTACAGCAGCTAAATCTGATATTATTGAAGGTGATAACGCAGCTGGATCATACGATAAAATTATGATTGGAGATATTATCTTATCTTTAGCTCGTAAACGTAAAGACAAAATTGAAGGTACAGGAAATTGGCATATTATGAAAAACAGATATGGAGCTGATGGAATGACATTTAGATCTAAAATCAACACATCAAATGGATATATCGATATAGATGAAAGTCCAGTTGATGATGATGATATTGAAACAAGTACTAACAACAAACCAGTAAATGACTTTTCAGGAGTAGGAGTTGAAGAAAGACAAATGCTTCAAAAGAAGTTCTTTAAACTTGAAGGTTAACAAAGTATATACTATATTTATAACTACAACAACAAAAATTATGGTAAAGGTTAAGAGATTCACTGCAAAATGGTGCGGCCCCTGTCATCAATTAGCCCCGGTTTTCGAACAAATGGCTAATGAATTTCCAAATGTGCAATTCGAAACTATCGATGTAGATACATCCCCCGAATATGTTCAAGAATATATGGTTACTTCTGTCCCTACAGTAGTAATTGAACATGAAGGACAAGCAGTACAACGTTACGTGGGTCTAAACCCAAAAACAACATATAGCAATTTTATCAAATCACTTATTTAAAAAACAAACGAGAAATGGATGTAACGCAAGGTATCCTTAGCGAGATTACTACTTACATGAAGTACAGTAAGTATGTACCTGAGAAAAAAAGGAGAGAAACATGGGAAGAATTAGTTACGAGAAATAAAGAAATGCATCAAACTAAATTTCCACAACTAAAAGATGAAATCGAAGAAATCTATAAACTGGTATACGCTAAGAAGGTATTGCCTTCAATGCGCAGCTTGCAATTCGCTGGTAAGCCCATTGAGCTTAATAATGCTCGTATATTTAATTGCTCTTTTCTTCCTCTTGATGATTGGAGAGCATTCAGTGAAATAATGTTCCTCCTCCTTTCAGGATGTGGAGTAGGATATAGTGTTCAAAACCACCATATTGATCAATTACCAGAAATCAAAGTACCAACTAAACACAAACGTTATTTGGTAGGTGATAGCATTGAAGGATGGGCTGATGCCGTTCGTATGCTTTGTAAAGCATATTTTCAAGGCGCTCCGCTCCCAACATTTGATTTCAGAGATATCAGAGCCAAAGGCGCCCAGTTAATTACTGTAGGTGGTAAAGCACCTGGCCCTGAGCCATTGAAAGAATGCCTATTTAATCTCCAGAAGATATTTGATCGTAAGAAAAACGGAGAGAAAATGACTTCAGTAGAAGTACATGATATGGCTTGTCACATTGCTGATGCTGTATTGTCTGGAGGTATTCGCCGTGCTGCTCTTATCTCATTGTTCGATTTGGATGATGAAGATATGTTAACTTGTAAGTTTGGTAATTGGTGGGAAGAAAACCCACAACGTGGTCGTGCTAATAATTCTGCCGTTGTATTACGTCACAAGATCACTGAAGAAGAATTCTTCAAATTATGGAAGAAAATTGAATTAAGCGGCAGTGGTGAACCCGGTATTTACTTTAGCAATGACAAAGATTGGGGAACTAACCCATGTTGTGAGATTGCTTTACGTTCTTTCCAATTCTGTAACTTGTGTGAAGTAAACGTTTCAAATGTTGAATCACAAGAAGATCTAAACGAACGTGTTAAAGCAGGAGCATTTATTGGTACATTACAAGCAGCATACACTAACTTCCATTATCTAAGAGATGTATGGCAGAAAACAACTGAAAAAGACGCTCTATTGGGTGTTGGAATGACAGGTATTGGATCAGGAGCTATTTTAAAATATGATTTGAAAAAAGCAGCTGATTTATCTAAAGAAGAAAACGCTCGTGTTGCTGAAATAATTGGAGTTAATAAAGCAGCTCGTGTAACAACAGTTAAACCATCAGGTACTAGTTCACTTGTATTAGGAACATCATCTGGTATCCACGCTTGGCACAATGACTATTATATTCGCCGTATTCGCGTAGGTAAAAACGAAGCAATCTATAATTACCTTGCAGTTAACCACCCAGAATTAGTAGAAGATGATTTCTTCAAACCAACAATTCAAGCTGTAATTTCAGTACCACAAGCAGCACCAGAAGGTTCTATTTTAAGAACTGAAAACGTAATTGATATGCTTGAGCGCACTAAATTATTCAATCTTGAATGGGTAAGAAAAGGTCATCGTAAAGGAGCTAATACAAACAATGTATCAGCTACAGTATCAGTTCAAGAAAATGAATGGGAACAAGTAGGTAATTGGATGTGGGAAAATAAAGAAACATTTAACGGATTATCAGTATTGCCTTATTTTGGAGGTAGCTACATGCAAGCTCCATTTGAAGATATTACCAAAGAACAATTCGATGAAATGGCTCAACATCTTCATAATATTGATTTATCTCAGATTGTTGAATTTAGCGATGATACAGCATTAATGGATCAAGCAGCATGCGCTGGAGGTGCTTGTGAGATAGTATAATATGAAACATGAATTTATACAAGACATTCACTATTATATGGATGGTACGAGGGTGGTTTTTACTGCCCTCTACCACATCCAACGAGGAGAATGTTGTGGGAATAAATGTTTAAATTGTCCTTATGAACCAAAATATAAAAGAGAAAACGTGGTAGTGGCAAAAGAATTTCTTAAATTTAAAGATAAAGAAGAAAATGGAAACGGATAAAATACACGAACGAGTTATAGAAATACAAAACAATATTCAAACAGCATCTTCTGAGCAACAAACAGAAATGCTAAGTGAACTATTAAGTATGGTTTCTAAAATCGAACAATCATTATCAGATATTAAATTAGATATAGACGATATAGAAAATCAAATACAAACAAATGAGGAATAGTTTTGAAACATTCGCTGCGCTTATAGGATTAGTAGCAATAGTTATAGTATTATTAGGTTATCCGTTGATGTTGTTGTGGAATTGGTTGATGCCTATTATATTCGGACTACCTGAAATTACATTTTGGCAAGCAATAGGATTAAACCTACTATCAACTATATTATTTAAACCAACAACAATAAAAAACAAAGATTAAAATGTTTCAGTCAACAAAACTATTCGATGGTTTCAGTTGTGTATTCCGTCAATGGAAAGCAGAAGGAACACACTGCCGTTTCCTCCACGGTTATGGAGTATCATTCAGAGTATGGTTCGAAGGTGAACTAGATGAACGTAATTGGGTTTGGGATTTTGGAGGTATGAAACGTGCTAATGGTACTATTGATGGTAAGAATCCTAAAGAATGGATGGACTATATGTTCGATCATACTACAATCATTGCTGAAGATGATCCGGGAATGGGTGGTTTTAAAACAATGGATCAATTAGGTATAATTCAACTTAGAATTATTCCTGCTGTTGGGGCAGAGCAATTTGCAAAGTATATCTTTGAAAAATTAAATACATTTGTTCAAGAAGAAACAAATGGTAGAGTCAAGATAGCGAGAGTAGAATTTATGGAACACGCCAAAAATACCGCTATCTATGAAGAAAAAAGATGAACGTAAGAAAATTATTGAGAAATATATTCTAGAACATCCACCCACTTACACTGAAGGTCATTGGGATGAAGCTATGTTAGAAGATAATAGTTATTATGATATTGATATCATAAATAAAGCTAATGCTCCTATATTTAGAAAAATAGAAGAATGGGAAACAAAATATGCCCATGCTTCTAGTAACATGGGAAAATGGTATTGCCAATTACAGATAGATAAATGGAAAAATAAGTTAAAAAAATATCAATGAAAGTATCACATGAGCTGCCTCTTAGCTTAATGCATCACGCTTACCAATGGAATGATTATGATTATTGTCTTCCTCATCTAATTGATGAATCAACAAGATATAAATTATTCTTTCAAAAAGCAAGAATAGATAAACGATTCATTATTATGGATAATGGATTGTTTGAAGGAATAGATCACACAATTGAAGATTTACTTGAAAAAATTCACTTAATACGTCCGAATGTCTTTATTGTTCCTGATGCTTGGAATGATTCAATATCAACCATTCGAAGTGCAAAACACTGGATGATAAATTATGGTAAAAAACTCCATGATATAGACGTTGAATTAATGGCGGTATGCCAAGGTAAAACCCTAGGTGAATTAATGACTACATATCAAACATTAGTTGATTTAGGATACAAACACATTGCCTTTAACCACTCCAGTATTGCTTACCCAACAGAATATACAGGAATGGATGTCTTAAAATCACAGATGTATGGTAGAATGGAGCTTATTAGAAGATTAGTAGCAAATAATATCATTCAACCTACTTACTATCATCACCTATTAGGTTGCTCCTTACCTCAGGAATTTATGTCTTATGGAGATTGGAAGTTTATTAAATCAGTAGATACATCTAATCCTATTCTAGTAGGAGCTGAAGGAGTAAGATACACTGATAGTGGAATTAGTTTTAAACCAAAAGAAAAACTTGCTCATTATTTTGAAAAGGATTTGAGCGAGCAAAAGGAAGATATTATCTTCAATGTAAATAAATTTAAAAGTTATGTCAGAAAAAATGTTATCACTGTATGATTATCTAGGTAGAGCAGCAGGTTCTGTTCTTGGAAAGCAAGTAGCAAATTGTGCTGCAAAGAAAAAAGTAAAACATGAAACTCGCTTTGTAGATAATCCAAAGTACACAGGAGATATAATGTTATATCCTGAGACATTTTTGAAATTCTATTTCGGTTCTAGAGCTAATCGATCAATAAAATAATACGCTCTTAATTTTAATTTAAACAAAATGAGAAAACAAGCAGTATTATCACTGTCAGGTGGAATGGATTCATCTACTCTCCTACTTCACCTCCTTGCAAACGATTACGATGTAACATCATTGTCGTTTGATTATGGTCAAAAACACCGAGTAGAACTTGAGCGAGCACAATCATTAGTCGCTTATGTAAATGAAAAAAATTGCGGTTGTGGTGGCAAACCAATCTATGGCAATGTAAAACATCAAGTGATTAAGCTAGATGGATTGTCTCAACTACTTAATTCAGCCTTGGTTGAAGGTGGTAATGATGTTCCTGAAGGACATTACGAACAAGACAACATGAAAGATACTGTTGTTCCTAATCGTAATAAAATCTTCGCTTCATTGATTCAAGCAGTAGCACTTTCGATTGCAACTAAACCTATTACAGATGATTGTAGTGTAGGTCAAGAAGTAGCTATTGCGATGGGAATCCATGCTGGTGATCATGCTATCTATCCTGATTGTAGACAAGAATTCCGTGATGCTGACTTTGAAGCATTTAAAGTTGGAAATTGGGATTCTAATTTAGTATCACATTATACTCCATATCTTGAGTTAAATAAATTTGATATTCTTAAAGATGGAGAGTTGGCTTGTCAAAAACTTGGTCTTAACTTTGATGAAGTCTATAAGCGTACAAATACATCTTATAAACCATTTCCATCAGGAAACAGTGATTATAAGTCAGCGGCATCAGTAGAGCGTATTGAAGCATTTATTAAACTAGGACGTCCGGATCCGGTAGAATATGAAGATGAAACAGGACCAGTAACATGGGAAGTAGCTAAATCCCATGTAGAAAAAGTATTAGCTGAACATATTTCGTAAACAATAAACACGCATAGTTATGAGTTATCAAACAAGAGTTCGTGCTAATTACATGAACAGAACAGCAAAGTTAGCTTTTTTTAAAGCTCGCAAACGTACAGGCGACACAACCCGTCTTGCAGAAGAAACCGGTTATTCAGTTAGCCACGTATCTAACATGACAAGTGGTACTCGTCGAGTAACAAACCCCGTTGCAAATGCAATGTATATGTTGACTCGTCGTCGCACTAAGAACAGTGAATTAGCTTAATTTCACACCCCAATGTCCCTCTACTTCGGTAGGGGGACATTTTTATTTTAGAATTATGATACACATTATAGAACATACATTAGGACTATGTGGTGAAAAACACATTAGTCTTATTGCAGCAATATCAGAGTGGCAAAATTTAGTCTATATATTCAATTACATAAAAACATGGAGGATTTAACCAATGAAGTGTCTTAAAAACCCAAACACAGGAAACATTATCAGGGTAACTGATAAACAAGCAGATCAAATCTCAGGTAAAGAATGGCAATTCGTTTCTAAAACAGAATGGAAGTCAGTATCTCGCAAACCAGAACCCGTAGTAGAAGCTAAAACAGAAGAAGCTACTATCTCTGAAAAACAATTAAAACGTAAGAAAAAATGAGTAAAATCGATCCAAATAAACTATTAATAAGTTCTGACTTCTACTCTGTCCAAGGTGAGGGTATCTCCTCTGGAGTGCCCTCTTACTTTGTTCGTTTAGGTATTTGTAATTTGACTTGTGGTATGAGCCGTCAATTTACAAACAATCTAGCTAAAGAACAAACACTAGAAGACGGAGAAATATTTGAAGGTGATTTAGTTAAAGAAGGTAAAGCAACTTGGACTTGTGATTCTACATCTCAATGGCTATGGAGAGGTGAAGATAAAGAATTCCAATATTTAATTGACAGATGGAAAGAAGAAGGTATCTATGATGATATCAAAAATGGTACTGTTCATATCATCTGGACTGGTGGTGAACCAACAATTAAAGGCCATCAGGAAGCAATCTATAATTTTTTAATATACTGGCATCATCAGGATCCACAAGATTGGAAACCATATCATGAAATAGAAACCAATGGAACTCTATACATAGAAAGTAAAGTATTTGATCAGCTAGATCAAATCAACTGCTCACCTAAACTATCCAACTCAGGTATGACTGAGAAACAGCGTATTAATCCTGAAGCTATTAAGCGTGTAATGGAACATAATAATTATCAATTTAAATTCGTAATCAGCAATGAAGAAGACGTTAAAGAATTATTCCGTGATTTTGTCGTACCATTTAGCATACCTCTTACCAACGTGGTTTGTATGCCAGGACTAGATGATGTAGCTAACTTTGAAGAGCGTACACAATTCGTTCTTGAAATGGCTAAAAAGTATAAATTCCGTGGATTGACTCGTTTGCATATTGCTGCTTGGAATAAAACACTTAATGTATAATATATGAATGTACCACAACGAATAGAATACTGTGTGTTGTGTAAAAGTGAAACACCCTATACTATTGATACACATATTGATTTTAGAGAAGGATATATTAAAGGGGTAGGTCAACTATGTAGAGTTTGCTACCATAGTAACCCAGAAGAAAAAACACATCTTTCTATTCCAAAGAAGATAGTACGTGATACACCTAACAATACTGAATTGGGAGGAAAAGTCAGACAATTTTATTGGGAAAGCGAAAAATAATTATTATATTTAATAAAATAAATAAAATGGAATTACTTAAAAAATCGAACGGCAATTTGCCTCGTACACAAGAAGAGATAGAATATATGATTCTGAAAGCATCTGAGGCATATGCTGATTTCCTTAATGCTGTAGGTTTCGATTACAAAGCAGACAGACAAACAGAAGATACACCTCGTCGTGTAGCTAAAGCATGGCTTAAAGATTTGATTGTAGGATCAATTACTGACGAACCAAATATTACAGTATTCCCTAATGATGATCATTATGATGGATTAGTAATCCAATCAGGTATTCCTATCGTTAGTATGTGTGCACATCACAATCTTGCATTTACTGGATTTGCAACTGTTGCTTATGTTCCTGGTGAAAATGTAATTGGATTGAGTAAATTAAATCGTATTGTTGAATGGTTTTCACGTCGTCCACAAATGCAAGAATCACTTACACAACAAATCCACGATTATCTAGCTACTAAAATGGATTGCCCATCTGTAGCAGTTAGTATTGCTTGTAAACATACTTGCTGCTCACATAGAGGTATTAAACATCCATCTGTAATGACTACAAATAAATTTAGTGGTGTGTTTATGGAAAAAGATAATTTGATTCGTGAAGAATTCCTTCACGCAATTGAAGTAAACGGGGCTAAATTTAAATAATGAAGAAAGTGTATTTACATTGGGGCATTATTGAAGCCGCTACTACTAGGTTAGCTCACGATATAAAGGATAGTAAAATTAAATTTTCCTCTATATATGGGCTACCTCGTGGTGGTTTAGTTCCCGCTGTCATATTATCACATAAACTAAATATTCCTTATCAAAAAGATGATATTGATTATGGTGATGGGAATATATTATTAGTAGATGATATTTGTGATACTGGAGAAACACTACACCCGTATGCTGGGTATCCCCAAATACATACAGTTACAATTCACTATAAAAAATCAGCTATGATTCAACCATCATTTTGGTGGAAAGAAGTAACTGATAATGAGTGGATTGTATATCCATGGGAACAAGCAAATTCAAAAACAATCCAAGATTATAAAGATGCAGAAAAAAGAAAGTAAAACAAACCGGCATTTCAGAATTAGCATAATTAAATCCGTAATAAGAATATTAGCTAGTTTAACTCTAATGTATGCTGATCAGTGGTATTTTAATACTGCTGGAGGATTATTAATTGGAGCTGAAATACTTGGAATATTAGAAGAACTATAATATGAAAGTAATATTTTGTTTACCCGGTAGAGAATTTAGTGGACGGTTTCTTCAATGTTGGACTGAATTAGTTCATGCTTGCTTATCAAATGGTATTCAACCAATAATGTCACAACATTATTCCCCCTTACTATATTATGTTCGTAATATGTGTTTGGGTGGAGACACGATAGCAGGTATAGATCAAAAACCATTTCAAGGCCAAATTGATTATGACTACATAATGTGGATTGATTCCGACATAGTATTTACACCAGACCAATTCTTTAAACTAATAGATACAGATAAAGACATAGTTAGTGGATTGTATAAAATGCAAAATAATATTCACTATGCTACTGTAGAAGAATGGAATCATGATTTCTTCGTTAAAAACGGTAGTTATAAATTTTTAACTCCGGAAATATTATCTAAAAAGAAAAATTTATTTCCTGTAGCATACACCGGCTTTGGATGGATGTTAATGAAGAAAGGTGTATTTGAATCATTAGAATATCCTTGGTTTCAGCCTACATGGAAGGAATACGAACACAATGGTAAACAAATAAGAGAGTTTACAATGGAAGATGTTGCATTCTGCGATTTAATTCAACGAAAAGGATATCAAATATTCATTGATCCTGAAATAGTAGTTGGTCACGAAAAAATGATGGTATTAATATAATGAAAGTATTTATCCCTTTAATCTGCTACAATCACACCTGTAATACAGAATGGATGATGTCTATTCTTAAGCTACTAAACTCAGCTAAAGAAACAGGATTGAATATGTCATTCTATCCTATATTCTTTGAAAGCCTAGTATCACGAGCTAGAAACGCAGCCGTTGCTCATTTCCTAGAAGATGAGGAAAACACTCATTTGTTATTTATAGATTCTGATATTATATTTGAACCTGAAGATGTTTATCGTTTGATTCAAGCTGATAAAGACGTTATAGCAGGAATGTATCCTAAAAAATACATTGTGTGGGATCGATTAAAGAAAGATCCTAATGCTGAACGTGTTGATTTCCCTATTGGAGGTGAAATTAAAGTAACAGATGATGATTATGTTGAATCTAACTACCTACCAACAGGCTTCCTAATGATTAAACGCGAAGCAATACTAAAACTAATAGCAGAACATCCAGAACTAAAATATAGAAACGATATTGATGGTTATGGCTTCGATAATGATAACTTCTATAATCTATTCAATGCTGGAATTAGAAACGGAATATACGAGAGTGAAGATTGGGGCTTCTGCTCACTATGGAAAGAATCAGGTGGTCAAGTACTAATACATCCAGACATAAACTTAAAGCATGTGGGATGGCACGAATACTCAGGTAACTTAGTAAATTATATATTTAAACAATAAAATATGTTAAACGCAAAACAAATTGTAGACGAAGGATTGCTCCTTCTAGAACACACACAAGGTAAACCAGCACAAGTTGGATATGATATTACCTTAAAAGCAGTACAGAAAATAGGTAATAGAATCGGAGGTGGTGCTTATAATCTACCTAACGGAGGTAAAATAGGTAAAGTACTGAAAGACAAAACCGAACTTACTACCTACACTCCAATTGACCCTATTAACTTAGATGGAGCACCAGGATGGCTATTATATGAAGGTGTATATGATATTACCTTTAATGAAGGGTGTAACATACCTGACAACAGAGTAGCATTCATTAAACAACGCTCATCTCTATACCGCAACGGAGCTATTATTAACAGTCCCGTGTTTGATCCTGGATTTAGAACAGATAATATGGGTACACTACTTTATGTATCTGAACCTCTATTTATCGAAATCAATGCTCGTGTAGCTCAAATATACTTCCATGAATGTGTCTCGGCAGAAA